CAAGATGACATCCGATGAAATTGAATCTCCAATTGAAAAATCCAGCAGAACGCAGCGGTTTGCCGAGTGGCTTATGCGACGCGAGGAGGCAAGAGCTGAGCGTGAAAGCTCACTGGAAGGCCTCGTTAAGCTCAATGTAATTGTCAGCTTTCTCACTCTCGGTTTGGTCGGTGGTTTCACATCTGTTCAAGCTGCTCTCTCAATGATTCCATACATTTGACCGGATTCCGGTAAGAGCTGCGCCGGATTCCGGAAACAAAACGCCCAGGTCCTTTACCGGATTCCGGCAATTTCTACCGCGCACACATCGCATATCCACAGGTCCGGCACAACAAACCGCACAGGGCCACGCATGAAGCCCAGAATTGGAGCTTTCAGCAGGTGCGGTTTTGCACCTAAATCACTGAAACCACACTTGACGCATGTTCTCATTAGTTCACCCACGCTTTGAGACAACGAAATGAACAAAAATCCTTGAATTCTTGTTCACCTTCCGGGAAATCAAGAATCAAATGGTAATGACTGCGATGTGAAAATGTCATGTGAAAACCGCATACGACGCATTCGGTCATTCTTCCAGCTCCTTGATGTCGTTGAGCACCTCGTTGAGCATCCTTGTGTTCTCGTTGATGAGCTGGAGCTTGCGTTGAGCTTCGCCCGGCCCTATTGCGCGCTTGTGTTCTGCGTGGAGGCGCTTCAAACGCTCCTCAATTACACCTTGGCGTTGATACAAACTCGGCAAGATGTGTGAACGGCGATCGACAAGCGCGTTCTTTTGTTCTGTAATCTCTGCAATCAATTCCTCTTCGCGTTCTTGAAGCTGCTTTCGCTCGGTGATGGTGGTGTTCAATGCGCGCTCAAGGCGTGTGATGTCGTCGCTGATGCCGTAGCTGTGCCTCAAGAGCTGCGATAGCACCTTGGAAAGCTGCGATTTGTCAGCCAAATCCTGTGCTATTTCTGCTACGTCACCATCCAAACTGATGGTTCTGGTTCTATCTTTGCCTCTGGGATTTGGTTTTCTGCCCATGACCACCCCAGAACATCCTTGTTTATTATTTATTCATTTAATGAGAGAGAGAGAGAGAGAGAGAGAGAGAGAGATGAAATACCCAGCGCGCAGCTACAGCGATTATGGCAAAGACTGACTCTTTCTTTATCCGAGCACGCACACCGTTCAACGGCACGACTTTCCGACAGACCTCCATTGACCTCGGTGCCTATGTGGACGCCTTGGGCAAGTCTGTCTTGCGCATTCACAACATCGCCGTTCAATGGGGAGCTCCCACGAACACGGTCACGATCACGCCGAACGCGGAAGAGCGCAACGCCTTCCAGCTTACCACGCAAAGCCAAAATGCGATGGTGGACGCTACGGACAAGTCTGTGATCAGCACCGGCTCAATCTCTGCGTCTGCAGGTGCTAACGGTGAGATGCTTACCCTCACCGACGCGCTTGATGTAGCTCCCCAACATTGGATGAACGGCTATCTAGTTGGCGTTGAACAAATCTACCTTGGCGTTGACTCCACCTCTGCAGTCAACTTGGCCCTTGATGCTTGCAACATCGTGCTTGAATGCACCGTTGAAACCTTGAGTTCAGCTGCAGCTATGGCCCTCGCACTTTCTCAACAATGAGGCGGTAACGTGAGCCCAGAAGAACGCATGATGCTGGCAGCACAGCTTAGAGCTGCAGCTGACCGCCTTCTAATGCCCGTGGCTGCAGCTACAAGCTTCCCGCCTGCCCTCGTCCAAGGATTTGTTGAAGGCACCGCGACGGGAGCCGTTGCTGCGGCCAAAGCTCCAAAGAAGCGCCGATCGACAGCGTACGCTCGGAAATACAAAGCTGCATTCAAACGCGTTGCTCCAAAATACAAGCTCAAGAGTGGGAAGTGGAAAGCTAACGGTTTCCGTCGCGCTGTGAAAGAAGCTCACAAGATAGCCGGAGGCAAGAAACGATGAAGGTCAGAACGCTCCGGGGCCGGCTTGATACTAACGATGTCCGACGCCTCATCGTTGATGATGGCCGGTTGAATCACGGCTACAGGATTATTTCTTTCCAAGTGTGGCCGGACGGCACAGGCGTTAGTGAAGGCGTGATGGCAACCCTTAGCACCCAATACGACGCGGTGCCGGCTATGAACGCGAGTGATAACCGCCAAATCGCATGGGCCTTCGGTGGTTTCAGCTCTGGAACCAATGCCGGAGCTGGACCTTTGACGATTGTCGATCCTGACCATGTAGTGAATCAAGATTTGTGGATTCGTCGCAACCTCGCCGTTGAAACGAATTACATCATTGTGATGGAGCCTCTGGTCATGTCAGAGTCTCAAGCCATCATGCAACTAATCAAGGAGCGAAGCCAAGATGACATCCGATGAAATTGAATCTCCAATTGAAAAATCCAGCAGAACGCAGCGGTTTGCCGAGTGGCTTATGCGACGCGAGGAGGCAAGAGCTGAGCGTGAAAGCTCACTGGAAGGCCT